CCCATGACAGACGAATGCGTAGGCTACATCCAGAACATGGTCTCAATCCCCGCGCCGGTACTCACAGAAGAAGGGAGAATGGTGTTTAGGCTCCAGTTCACCTGCACATTTGGCGATTAGCCATTACCAACCAAATAACCCGCTCTGGCGGGTTTTCTTTTATACGTCAAAGAGGAGTTTCACATGGCTGATTGCCCTAACTCGAACGAACGCCTATTCGGTGGCGCGGTCGTGCTTGAGGTTGCCGACGGTTGTCCTGATGTTAAGCCTGAAGAGTCGGAATGGAAGTCACTGGCCGCAGGCACTTCAAAGGGGTTCGATTTCAACCCAAACTCAGTAACTTCCGATGCGGATGATGGCGGCGGATACGTAGAAACAATCATCACAAACAGCGATTTCACAATTAGCTTTGAGGGTGAGGTTCGAAAGAAGGATAAACTGGATCAGTACGGAATTGGAAAATTCATCACGTATTTCGCAGCAGAACTCAAGGCCAAGCGGCAGCCTGGTATTTGGGTGCGAATGGACTACGGTCCAGTGGAGTTCGTAGGTTATATGAACATCAACGCGCTTAGCTCTGATGGTGGCACTAACGACATCGTTACGTTCTCCACTGAGTTCAAAGTAGGAGATGCGAGTACTATCGAAGTTAACGAAGTGACTGCCGTGCCTGTGACTGGCGTAACGGTAACTCCTTCTACCAGTACTGGCGCGGCGGGCGGCACCAGCACTTTCACGGTGAATATCGCCCCAGTCGGCGCTACGAATAAAAACTTCACTGTTGCGTCCACCGATTCCTCAAAAGCAATCGGGACCGTGTCAGGCACGACCGTAACTGTTGGTCGTGTTGCTACGGGTAGCGCGCAACTCATTGTTAATACCGAAGACGGAAACTTTGTGGCCGTGCATACGGTAACCGTTACCTAACGGGCATTCCAAAGGGCGGCGTGCTGCCCTTGATAATGAACGCTAGCGGGAATGAAACATGACAGCGCTTAAAGAAATTGGAGAGTTTGGAATTAGTGATAGTCGGGAAGGTGGTTGCGATTATGTGTTCCGACCTTCGTTTATGGCTATGTCGAGGATTGGAGAACCTGAAGAAATTGTGAAGGTTTTTAGCCTGATCCATGGCAGTGAATCACAACCCCTAATCGAATTAGTTGCAGATAATTCGGATATTAACATCAGTCTCCTGACGCTGCCTTTAAGCCGAGCAGCGGATCGCCTGCTTTCAGAGTCAATGCTGGTCCTGCAAATGTGTTGTGATGATGATATATCACATTTGGTAGGTGAATGGGTTGGAGATGAAAACAGCGTCTCGTACTCACCAGGGGCGATGCCAAAAAGTGATGTTATTGTGCTTGCTCAGCAGCTAATGCAGCATGGGGTAATTGGGAAGGCAAAAGTCAGAAAGCTTCAGCGAAGCGAAAGCAACGAAGCAACGACCGAGTTCCGCGCCATAGAATATATAGTGGCAGCCCAAACTCACTTTGGCATCAATGAAGAGGAAGCTTCTCGACTGACGATGACTAAATTTCAATTGATGCTGGCGGCTAAATACCCAAACCAAAAAGGCTTTACCCGCGAGGAGTACGATCAGGTCACTGATGACTTCCTTGCAAAGCAGGCAGCAAAAAGGGCTAGGGCAGAATCAGCCAGGAAACCATAAGAATTTAACGACCCGCCGGAGCGGGTTTTTTTACGCCTGGAGATAACATGGCCTCAGAAAACCTCGGCGATCTGTATTACGACGTTGATATTGAAACTGCAAAGATGGTCACCGGTAGCCGAAAGGCGTCCGTGGTTCTGGAGGAAATGTCGAAGAATGCCAACAAGGCATCTGGAAACATCAATAAAACTAGTGGTTCATTAAATAAACTCGGCAAGGATGCAGGAACTGCTGCATCTTCAGCCGACAAACTGCAGGCCAATCTGAATAAGGTGGCAGGAGCCATTACCGCTACCATCATTGCGGATTGGGCAAAGGGATTTATTGTTGCAGCTGACGGTATGACACAGCTCAATGCCAGGATTGAGAGACTGACAGGTAGTGCGGCCTCTGCAGCTCAAACAATGCAAACTTTGATGCAGATAAGCTCCACAACTGGCGGTTCTCTTCAGGACACAGCAAGGTTATGGGAAACACTTGGGACCGCACTGCGTGACACTGGGGCATCAAACGGGCAAATATTGCAGCTTACCGAAACCCTGCAAAAGATAGGTCGCATCGGTGGATCTTCTGCCGAGGAAATGGCGAATGCTCTGAGACAGTTTGGGCAATCAATTTCTTCAGGTGTCGTTCGTGCCGAGGAGTTCAATTCTATCCTTGAACAGATGCCTGAACTTGCAAGGCAAATGGCAGCAGGGCTTGGAGTTAGTGTGGGTGAGTTGCGTCAGTTGATGCTTGCCGGCAAGCTTACTGCTGAGGATGCATTAAATGCAATTCAGAAACAAACTGCAGCAGTAAACACCGAGTTCAACAAGCTTCCACGCACCCTTGCCCAGGCCAACACAGCATTTACGAACTCATTTCTAAGCATGGTTGACTCCATCAATCAGGCAACAGGTGCCAGTACGGGACTTGTTTCTGTGATTGATTCTGTAACGGCCGCACTGGATCGCCTCATAGGTAAATCAGCATCAGCGGCCTCACAAATATCAGACCTCACAAGCACTGGTGAAATGTTTGAACGCCGTGCTCGTACGTGGGGCTGGCTAGGCCTTGATGGATGGGAGGCACAAAACAAAGCTCTTGCAGGGCTAAGCAACACCGCCGCCATGTTAGTTGGTGATTTGGATGCTGTCACAAAAGCTTCGAAGCAAGCAGCCAACACCAAGCCGATTGAAATTAAAGCAACGGCAACGAGCACCAAACCTAAAGCGGGAAAATCTCAGGCGCAGAAAGACGCTGAGCAGTACGCAAGAACACAGGAAGAAATTTCACAGAAACTAGAAGCAATGAGTCAAAAGGCAAATCTGTCAGCCACCAGTGTTGGAGAGTTGTCGCGTGCTCAGGCGGTCCTGAACGCTCAGCAGTCATTGGGTAAATCAGCAACAGAGGAACAAATTGCACTTGCGGGTGAGTATGCTGCAAAGGCGTGGGATAACGCTAATGCCTTAAGAGAGCAAGCTAAAGCTGAGAAGGAAAGAGCTGAAGCTGGAAATAAATTCAAGGCGATACAGGGGAGAACAAGCAAAACCTCTGGTCTAGACAGTCATTACCAGCAAGATATGGCCGACCTGAACCAGTATGCTTTGCTCTATCCACAGAAAATTGCAGAGGCGGAATCAGCTCGAGCAGCAATAGAACTGCGATATCGGCAACAGCGTACAGCAGCAATGTTTGAAGAGTGGACTCAACTCAATCTTGCTACTCAAATGGCCGGGGCAGCATTCACATCATTCGGTAATAACGCGAGTAACGCATTCACCGGAATCATTACTGGCAGCATGACTGCGCAGGAAGCAATTTACTCACTTGTTAGTAACGCACTCAATAGCGCCATCAATGCTGTAGTCCAGATGGGTATTGATTGGGTCAAGTCTGCGGTAATGGGGCAGGCCGCACAAGTATCTGCGGTAGCAGCAACCACAGCAGCGCAGACTGCAGGTTTAGCGACAACCACTGCTGCAAGTTCAACGGCTGCAGCCACTACGGCGGCAGTGTGGACTCCAGCAGCAGCTGTCGCTTCAATTGGTTCTTTCGGTGGTGCGGCGGCTATTGGTATCGCTGCGCTGATTGCTGCAATGGCTATGGCTGGCGGTCTTGCAGGGAAGCGCAAGAACGGCGGCCCTGTATCTGCTGGCTCTATGTACCAGGTAGGTGAGGGCGGAATGCCTGAAATCTACCGGGCCAGCACAGGTAAGCAGTACATGATCCCCGGTGATAACGGAAGTGTTATCAGCAACAGGCAAATGGCATCTGGTGCAGGAGGTGGTAGCGGAGGAGGTGGAGTGGTGGTGAACGTGAATAACTACACCGGTGCTGATGTACAAACGCAGACAAGGAACGAGAACGGGTCACAGGTTATTGACCTCTTCATCCAGGATGTGGAGACCGGTGGGCCAATGTCATCCACACTGGAATCCACTTACGGACTATCACGCCAGGCTAACGGAGATTACTGATGGCTGACGTTAAATATCCTCCGTTTCTGCCTCTCCCGCAGCGCGCAAACATGAACATGACAAGGGATACCAGCTTCCGGGAGAGTGTTCCGGCAGTTGGCCCCTCAGTGTTTACGCCGATCACAACTGACCTGAAAACCACCTGGAATGTGAACTGGATTTTCACTCTTGCTGAAGCAGAGCGCTTCAAGTCATGGCTTCGAAGCCCGACATACTGCGACAGCGGGCGAAACTGGTTCGATATGCCAATCGACTTGGGTGACACGCAGGGTGTACAGATTCAGGAGCTTCACTTCACAGGTGGTCTTCCAGTCCAGACCAGCAAAAACGGCGGCACAGTGACATACACGGCCAACGTCATTTGCAACTTCCTTGATGACATCACAGAAGACTATGACGACTGGATTGTCATTGCACAGCCTGGTGCCGGTGAATGGTATGACTTAATCGCGACGGAGATTTTGCCAGATGCCAACCCTTAGAGAGTGGAAGGAGCGCCGACCAGCGTCGGACCTTAAGCAGACAGTGACATTCAGCCATTCTGCTTTTGGCACCGATCGCCTGGTAAACAACCTGTTTGAGCCTGCAGCTTTCGGAGGAGAGGTGTACAACCCAACGAGATTTGATTTCTCGGAGCCAGCGCAGGACGGAACGACTACGCTAAACGCAACCATTACCTTTGCGGCGCTATCTCAGGATATCAAGCAGAGGCTGAAATCGTGGCGCGGGCCAGCGCGCATGGAGTCTATAACGTTCCAGTACAACATCTGGGATAAAATAGGCGATACCGTTCCGCTGAAAACGTACTCAATGTATGTCCGTGACGTTGCAGCCGCACCAGAAAACGTAACTATGACAGTCG